GGCAAGGGTAATACTAGCTCCCATGGGGGCTCCTAAATGGGTCGTTCAAAAGGGTCATCAGCACCTGGTCATTGATCACCACCAGTTTGTTGGTGGCTTCGTCCAGGCTCGCGAACAGTGTTTGTTGGTCGTCGTTGAAATCTGCGATACGCAGGCCCAACACAACCGGGGTGATGGTCACAAAGTCATAGCGCCGGCAGGTGCGGCCGTACTGCTGCATGAGCACGCGCAACAGCACTGGGTTTTCGCTCAGCTGTGTGTCTGAGAGGTGCAGCAGAATGATGTCCCAGTCCAGGCCATCGACCCGCTCTTCCAGCTCGACATAACCCACGCCCAGACGCTCGAACACGCGGACCATGCCCGCAGTGCTGCCCGCATCCACCGCGTTGACAAAGGCGTATTTGACGCGAAGGCGATACAAGCGCTCAGGCTCGCCATGAAAGCGCTGGATATCGCGCTGCCAGGCGAGCAGATCGAGCACGGATACGTGGCAGGTTTCGGCGTCCAGCTGCAGCATCGGCCAGCGAACCCAGTCTTCGGCCTTGGTCCACCACGACTGGGCGGCAGCTTTCAATTTGGTCAGCTCGACGCCGTCGAGCCAGAAAGGCAGGCTCAACTTAAGCAAGGTTCACCTCGACATCCGTTAGCCGCGGGATGGTGAGCTCGGAAATGATGTCGTCGTTTTCGAAATGCAGCGACTCGATACCCGCGAACTGCTGGTGCAACTCTTCGCCGAGTCGGCTGAATGAGAACCGTGATTGGGGAAAGGTCAGGGTCGGCTGGTAGTCGCTTTCGGTGCTTTCGCGAAACGCGGCCCGGATATACAGCTCGACATCGTTTTTAAGCGCTGGCCAGCGTTCGGAGCCCACTTCGGCCTTGGGCCAGACGGTCAACTGCACCAGGTGCTGGGTTTCCAGCATCTGCATCACGACCAGGTCATCACCGTGGCCATGGTTGCCCTGGTCACGGATATACGAGTTGATTTCGGCCAGGTAGGTGTCGGCGGGCGAATTGGCCTCAAACAGTACGTAGGCATTTGCCGTGCCTGGGCCCCGGGGGGCGCCATGCTCGAAATACACCCCGTCAGCCTGTACGCCCGGGAAGGCGGCGATCATCGCGCGATACACCGCGTCGGTGTGCCACTGGTTCACCGCCGAGAACTGGTTGCGGGTGCGCAGGCGCAGGTCGTCGTTGCTCTCCACATCCGCCCCGGGCTGGCTCAACCAGCCCTCGGCATTGACCACCTGAATCACGCCCGGTACCGGTTCGGGCAGGATCGAAAAGTAACCCGGGGCCAGGTTGTATCCGCTACCGGCTTCACTAGCCACGGCCGGAACCAGCACTTGTGATTGACCGTCTACAAAGCTGGTGGCCACCGTCGTCACCAGGACATACACGTTGCCGTTGATGGCGATCGACTGGATCCTCGTTCCCGCCGGCACTTCCAGCACTCCGACCACGGCGCTGCGGGTAAACAGCAGCATGCCTTCGGCCTTGGTCGCGGCTTTGCGGGTGACGTTGACCTGCCAGGCCAGCATGTCCAGCCAGGCATCGACCGCCGTTTTCACGAAGAAATTAGGCAGCACCGTCAGCGCAATGAAGTCGATCAGCCACATCACCGGCTTGGTGACCAGTGCGGTCACCACACGCCAGAACGGCGACCACGAGCTGGTGTTGCTCAACTTGCTGCCCTGGGCGACTACTTCGGCCTCCCAGGCAGCACGGAGCTTGGCCTCGGTGGTCGGAACGCCGGCGTCGCTCAGCGCCTGCTTGAAATCAACATCACTCACAGGACTACCTCGACAGATCCAAACTCAACGGTTTTCGCAGTCACCAGGTACTGTCCTGGCTCCTGCTTTATGAAACGGGTGGTTCCCGGTACCAGGCGATCGTCGTTCTCGACGAGCAGCTCCAACTGCTGGATGCAATCGGCCTGGCGGTAGCGGTTGCGCTCGCCGACCAACGTCACCAGCAGCCCGCTTTCGCGGATCATGTGGGCGATGTCCTGGGCGATGCTGGCCCGGTCATCGATCGGCAGCGGCTGGTTTGAAGCATCCAGGGTCAGGTCGTTGTTGGTGATCAGCAGGTCGATATAGAGGCTCATGAACCCACCGCCATGCTCACCATGTTTTCCAGCTCAAGCGGCGACATCGGTTTGGCGGTGTGGATCTCCACCTTGTCGACTCGAATACCCTTGTCCTGGCTTTGGTTGGTGGTGTTCTGGATGCTGCGCATCAGCCCGCCCTGGGGCACGGCCGTCGGTCCCCTCGGAGAGATATTGGCGGCGCTGGCCGTCATGCTCTGGCGAGCCTGGTCGGCCTGCTCGGTCCGCGCCGGTGCCATGACCAGCGGCGGTACGATGGATAACGCCGGGCGCGCAGCCAACGGTCCCTGTGCAACCTGCAGCGCTCGATCCACGGCCGGAGTACTTGGCACCGGTGACTGACGGCTCGATGCCCCAGGAATCTCCGGCACGGCAGGCACCTCGCCAAACGTCGTGTCGATGTTGATGCCTGGGATCTTGTTCAGCAGCTCGATCAGGCCTTTCAAAGCCTTGCCGATCACAGCGAACGGGGAAATGTTGGTCAGCGACCAGATGAACGCATCCCAGATCGTGTTCGCCGACACCGTTACGCCAAGCATCTCGCCCAGCCAGTTCACGACCTGCATCCCAAAAGCGAACACCTGCTGCAGGCCAACCCACAGCACGTTGAGCAATGCGGTAAATACCCGGAACAGGAGGATGACGGGGGTGATCATCGTGACCAGCGCCTGGAACCAGGCGGTGTTGCCGAACGAGGCTTTCAGGCGATCCCAGTACAGGATCCCCAGGCCGACGCCGATCACCAGGGCGGCGATCGCGATGACGATCAAGGCGATCGGGCTGGCCAGCATCGACAGCATGCTGATGATGCTGCCAATCACCGTCAGTGCCCCGATCGCAATCACCAGGCCCAAAACACCCAGGGTGACAAAAGCAATCAGCCTGGTCAGGTTCGGAAACAGCTGCGTCCAGCGGGTCAGCGTGCTGGCGATGCCTACCAGCTTGTCCATGAGTGGCGTCAGCATGGGAATGAGCGCTTGGCCAAAGGCAATACGCAGCGACTGCACGGCTGCGCCGAACTGTTGCCACGGGTCCACCATGGCTTTAGCCATCCGCTCGGCCGTTTCCAGCCCGCGCACTTTGCCCAACTCATCCAACCCGTTCTTGAAGCGTTCGGTGTCCTTGGCTAGGGCATCGATCACCCGGGCACCTTCGCCGCCAAACGCCTCGGTTAACTTGGTGCCGGCAGCAGCGCTCGTCAGATCGCCGAACTTGCCTTCCAGCTTAGCCAGAATGTCGGCCATGGGCATCAGTTGCCCGTTTTGCTGGGTGAACTTCATCCCGAGCTTCTCGGACGCCGCGCCGATGTTCTCGAAAAACGACTTGTACAGGCCGCCGGCATCGCCGCCTTCCATGGTGCTGCTCAGCGTGCCGATGACCGCGAACTGCTCGGCGATATCAACGCCAGCGGTGTTCGCGATCTGGCCCACTTCCTTGAACGCATCCTTGAGCTGCGCGCCGTCGGTACGGAACAGCTTGGCTGCCAGCGCCGTCTGACCGCCCAGTTTCTCGACCCACTGGCTTTTACCCATGGCATCGGCGGAGGTCTTGAACAGGTTGTACATGGTGCCCACGTAGGCGCTCATGGTTTCGCCGTCGGACTTGGTCGCCTTGGCCAGCAGGTTGCTGGTGTTGGTGAACGTCGCTAGCTGGTCGCCGGTCAGGCCTTTGATTGCTCCGGAAATGCTGTAGGCCGATGCTACGAAGTCACGGGCGTTCTCGCCGTAGTTAACCGAGAACTCCAGCGATTTCGCGTTCAGGGCTGACAATGCATCTTCGGCCACACCCAGAGAGCGAACGTCGCCCAGGGCGCGGTTCATTTCCAGCGCGGGTTCCAGCGATTCGGAGATGGCTACGCCCGCACCCACCATGCCAGCCAGGCCGGTGCCCATCTGCATGATGCTCTTCTGGCCTTGTGTGGCCAGGTCGGTGAAGCTGGTTTTTACCTTACCCAGGGGGGCGCTGACCTTGTCGGTCAGACTGAGGATGAAAGCCAGGCGTGCGGAGCGGTCAGCCATAAAATCCTATCCGTTAAATGCGTGGGCAATGCCGTTGGCAACGGCAATTTCCATACGTCGCCAGTGCTCGTCCTCGAGCCACTTGGCCACCCCCATGTTCTCGATGGTGGGTTCGGTACCAGGCAGCCAGCGATTGGTCAGGGCCAGCAGCTGGCCTAGCCCGTCGTCGGTCAGGCGCTCAGCGTGTCCGAGGACTTTTTTACGATGACGTCGATATCTGGCGAGTACTCCTCGAGCAAGGCACCGACCAGCTCCATCACCGTCACCGGGTTAGCCAGGAACGGTTTCAACTCGGCGCGCTGCGCCTGGTCGATCGTGTTAACCAAAAAGTTGTTGGCCGGCGCGACCTTGTTGTTCTGGTTCGTCGAGTTGAAGTACTTGGTGACGTCCGCAGGGGTCAGGCGAAAGGTGAATTCCTTGTTTGCGAATTCCAGGGTGATGTCGCGGTTTACTTCGCTCATTGGGGCTCTTCCGTTGGTGTAATGGATGAAGCGGCCGCCGGGGTTCGTTGAACTACCAGGCGTATGTGGTCCTGCAGGCCGAGGATCATTTGCTTGCTTAGGGCGAGCTGGTCTCGGAGGGTGAAATAATCTTGTCGAGCGTCTGCTGCGAGTTCGGCGGTGCCTGCATCAGCCACGCCGGCGGCGCTGGAATTGGCGGGCACACCCGGGATGGAGCAGGTGGCGCGGATGCGCAGCCGCTTAAGGCCAGCGTCAACATCGCCACGCAGAGCGTCGTTTTGTTTGCGTTCATCGTTCAGTTCCTGGGTACGTTGCAGGTCAATGGCGTCGCGGACCGCCAGCATCTCGCCGCTGATCACTGCGGCTTCGCGCAGGCCATCGCGCTCTTCCACGGCGATGCCCAGATCCCGACGCGCTGCGTCACGCTCGTCGGCGACGTAGTCGAACAGGATGTATGCGCCCAGGCTGGCCAGCAGCGCGAACAGGGCAAGGCGCAGTGGGGAAATGATCACTTGGCGCACACTCCCGCTTCTGCCAGGCGACGGTTGTGCAGTCCCTGGACAAAGGTTTTTTGCCCGCGACTGTTGGTCACAAAAGCCCAAACCGGACGGCCATCGGCCCCCCATGCCAGTGCCCTGCAGCCGTCAGCAATGCGTCCGGCGTTGATCAGCACCACGGCGCGACTGGCGCAGGTCGCGGCCACACCGAAGTTGTGGGCATGACTGGTCAGCGCGTCGAAGGTGTTCTGGCCGATCCGCTGGTTGGTCAGGCACTTGGCCAGGGCCAGCTGGGTTGTTTCGATCACCAGATGTTCAACTTCGGCGCAACGCTCGTCTGACCAGGTGTCACCCACGACCACCGGATACGGGCTGGTATAGCGGGTAATGCCCTTGCAAACGGTCGGCAGGCCTCGGGCCAACTTGTCGGCGTACACCACGTTCTGGCCATTGCCCTCCCAGGTGCCCAGGAAGAGCGTCAGCGAACTTCCCGCCAGTGCGATCAGGCCGGCGGCAATCTTGCCGCGCAGGCTCATGGGAACCACACCCGCAACACGGCTGGGACTGCCATCTGGAGCACCGCGCCGACCAGCATGAGGACGGTGAACAGCTTGCCGACCTTTTGCCCGATATCGGTGACGGCCTCAGTCAGCTTGCCCAGACCGGTGTTGACTGCCTGCAGCTGTCCCGCCATGTGCTCGAACTGCTGCTCGAGCTTGGTGACACGGATCGGCACTGAGTCGTGACGCTTTTCCATGGAGGACAGGCGGTATTCAATCAGCATGACTTCACGCTCGATTCTGCCCACGCGGCTGGTATCGGCCCCTGGGTCGTCTGAAAGCTGCTGCAGGAGGCTGGACATCAGCGTTTTCCTTGCTCGTGGGTGGACTGACACGGCACGCAGCGCAGGATCCCGCCCAGCGCCTGACGCGCCGGGGGAATGGGCTGTTCACAGCAGAGGCAAAGGGACCGGCTCTCACCTGCAGGGCGAGGCTTGGCGAGCTGGGCGGCAATAGCTAGGTCGCGCTCGCGCTGCTCTTGCGCCTGGGCACGATCGAACCAGTCCACCATCAGCTCAGGCCTTCGATTTCAGTGGCGTCCAGGTACGGAACGCCGTTGATTTTCACGAAGTCGGGACTGGTGACATCGAACGGGATCTTGTGCTTGTTCTTCTCCGCGCCCTTGGGATCGATGCTCAGCAGGCTGGACAGGCGCAACTTGCAGGCGAAGGCCTCAATGCGCAGCTCTTCGTCCCCCGCCTTGGCAAAAAACACGATGTCGAACGGAGTCAACGCCCGGAAACTGCCGGCAGACTTGGCCGACTCGATCAGCAGGTTGAAGTTGGTGGTGTCCAGCTCGATCTCACCCGCCGCCGACACATCGCCATCGACGTGCCCGTCAGGCACGCCCTTGGTTTGCGCCACGGCGGTGTTGTCGGTGATGTCCAGAGTGCAGCTCTCCACGTGAACCTTGAGGTCGCCCAGGTTCACGTCGAAGTTCTTGCCGCCAATTTTTGCTGACATGTATTACTCCGAAGCGTCGACCGAAAGATCCAGCGCGATGTTCGCGGTCAGGTCTTTCGGGCAGTTGAGGGGGCGCAG